ACACCGGCGGCGATTACGACGACAACGTCACCGAACTGGCCCGCGAACAGGAGCTGGCGCAATCCACCGGCGTCACGCTTGACAAAGACATCCTCGATGCGGCTCCAGCTTTCCCGGATGTTCCCACCGAGCCTGAAGCGGCCCCTCCTGCCCGCTCTAAATCGACAAGCCGTAGAAAGAAAGCATAAAAAAGTTCGCCGATAGACTTGTGGCAGCCTGTGTCAAAGTTTCGTGGAAGGCGCAATCGACATTTTTCAATTCGATTTGACTTCTGGGGACTTTGACGAGCGTCCTTACCCAAGCGAACATGCAGCTCGTCTGCGTGATCCCGCGCAATACGACCGCTTCCGGCGGTCTAATGATCGGGGTGGTGCGGGTGTCGACTTCATCTTTGGCATAAAGGACGGCGAGTCTGATCTTCAAGCAATCCGCTTTAAGCTCAGTCGCTTTACTGCTGCCGAAGCACGCGAGTGGCTCAAGGACAACGGCTACGAGCCACTCGAATTTGAACCAGCTACCAACGAGAAAGCTATGGATGCTGAACTCCAGCGTGCCGCAGCTGATCAGTTGAAGGTTGGCGACTACGTGTCTTGGAATAGCTCGGGTGGCACAGCCCGTGGCCAGATCGAGCGCGTGGAACGCGACGGGAGCATTGATGTTCCCGACAGCACCTTCACGGTCAACGGCACTGCAGAAGATCCTGCGGCTCTAATCGCAGTCTTCCGGCCCGAGTCTGATGGCGAGGGCTACATGAAAACCGACACCCGCGTCGGCCACCGCTTCAGCACCTTGAGCAAGATTGCGCCTCTGCGCTCTCTTGAGGTCGAGGAGCCTGCTGAGATTGAAAAGGTGGTCGAAGAAGCCCCTGAGACTTCAGTGCGCGACATCGAGGGTGGCAAGTACACCCGCACCGAAGCGACTGAGTTTCGCAGCATTAAGGAGCGGACTTTCGAGTTCCCCTTCAGCTCCGAGTACCCCGTGGCCCGCTACTTCGGCAACGAAGTGCTTAGCCACAACGAGCAGGCTGCAGACCTGAGCCGTCTAAACGATGGTGCGCCTCTGCTGTTCAACCACAATCCCGACAAAGTCGTGGGCGTTGTAGAGCGTGCCTGGGTCGACGGCGACAAGAAGCGCGGTTACGCAAAAGTGCGTTTCTCGCGTAACAAGTTCGCCCAAGAAGTTCTTGACGACGTCAAGGACGGAATCCTGCGCGGGATCAGCTTCGGCTACGCCATCAACCAGATGGAAGAGCGGGAAGGTGACTTTGTCGCAACCAGCTGGGCGCCTCACGAAGTTTCGGTTGTAAGTATTCCGGCAGATCCCACAATTGGGATCGGCCGTTCATTACTTTCCCCTGAACCGATTATGGATGAGGTCTTGCAAGTCACTGAGCCTAGTATTAGTGACGAAGTAGCTTCTCCCGCTGCACAAGTAGTGGAAGAAGAAACGACACGCCAAGCGGCCGAAACCGCATCTATCCCCATTCCTGCAATGGAAGAAAACACCCCTGATTTGGAGGTGATCCGGTCCAAGGCCGCTGAGGCCGAGCGGACTCGTATCGCCGCCATCAACGCACTGGGCGCTAAGCACCAGATGCAAGACCTGGCTCGTGAGTTGATCGAAGGTGGTCGCACCCTCGACGAAGCTCGCGCAGCTGTCCTCGACAAACTCGGCTCTACCCCCGTGGAACAACCCATCCGCTCAACCGACGTCACCTCCAACGACGTTGGCCTGTCTTCTCAAGAGACCAAGCGCTTCAGCTTTGTTCGCGCTCTGAACTACCTGGCCAACCCTGGTGACGCTTCGGCTCGCCGCGCGGCTGAGTTCGAGATCGAAGTTGGCGAAGCTGCCGCTAAGAAGTACGAGCGCTCCTCCAACGGCATCGTGGTGCCTAACGAGGTGCTGCGTCGCGACTTGGTTGTCGGCACCGCTACCGCTGGTGGCAACTTGGTCGCCGATGAGCTGCTGTCTGGCTCCTTCATCGACCTGCTCCGCAACCGTCTCGCTCTGGCCCAAGCCGGCGTGACCATGCTGACCGGTCTGCAGGGCAACATCAGCATCCCGCGTCAGTCGAGCGCAAGTACCGCTTACTGGGTTGGGGAAAACTCTGCTCCCACCGAGAGCCAGCAGGCCATCGACCAGGTCAACATGACCCCCAAAACGGTGGGTGCATATGTTGACTACAGCCGTCGTCTGCTGCTCCAGTCCTCCATCGACGTCGAGGGCATGGTCCGCAACGACCTGACCCGCGTGATCGCTCTGGAACTGGACCGCGCTGCCATTTACGGCACCGGCTCCTCCAACCAGCCTCTGGGCCTGACCAACGTCAGCGGCATCGGCGCCCAGACCATCACCACCTTCGGAACCTTCGCCGAGTACATCGGCATGGAAACCGACGTGGCTGCCGCCAACGCCGACGCCGGCTCCCTGCGTTACATCGTGAACGCCTCTGCCCGCGGCGCCCTGAAGAGCACCGAGAAGGCAACTGGCACCGCCCAGTTCGTGTACGAGAACGACCAGATCAACGGCTATCCCGTGATCGTGTCGAACCAGCTGCAGAACAACGACGCTCTGTTCGGCGACTTCTCCATGATGATCATGGGCATGTGGTCCGGCCTGGATCTGACCGTCGATCCCTACGCCGGTGCAACCGCTGGCACCGTCCGCATCATCGCCCTCCAGGACGTCGATGTGGCCGTCAAGCAGCCTGGCGCCTTCTGCCTGGGTACCTGATCTCCGGGTGAGATCTGACCACCGAGGAGTAACTCATGCGAGTTGAAATCCTTCGGCCGGTAATGATCTCGGGGGAGCCTGCTTCGGCGGGCTCCTTTGCCGAGGTCAGCCTGGCCGACGCCCAAATGCTTATCGGACTCGGCAAGGCCCGCAAGGCTGAAGAGCCCGAAGCTGCTAAGCCTGAACCTAAGCCTGAGGCTCCGGCCGCGGCAGAGGTCAAGCCCAAGCGCACTCGTTCCACCGCCCCCAAGGAGTGAGCCATGGCCCTTCTTTCTCAAACTCTCGACAAACTCAGCCACCTGGCCTTTGCGCCCACCGCTGAGCGCACCGCTGATCTCGACGGCACCGCCGTTGACCTCAACGACTACGAAGGCGACATCGTCGTGATTCTCGACGTTGAGAACGGTGGCACGTCCACCCTCGACGTCAAGTTCCAGTCTTCCGACACCGAAGGCGGTAGCTACACCGACGTGACCGCCGTGTTCGCACTTGACGGCACCGAGCAAGCCTCTGGCACCGTTGCTTTCGCCCAGGTGAGCACCTCTGCTTCCAAGCAGTACATCGCCTTCCCGAAGTCCAGCGCTAAGCGTTGGGTGAAGGCTGTGTCCACCACCTCCACCTCCACTCACACCTATAGCCTCAACGCTGTGGCTGCCAAGAAGTACGCCTAAGCTGTAAAAGCGAAGGACACGGCGCCTGGGCCTTCGGGTCTGGGCGTTTTTTGTATGTAGGCTGTATCCATGGCATTCGACGAAAACCTCGACGTTTTCTTTTCTACCGCCGGGTTTGGCGTGAGTGTCACTAAGGGCGACGATACCGGGGTCGGCATTTTGGATATGCCAAACGAGATCGTTGCCGACGGAGTTGTTTTGACCACTGATTACAAGCTTCTGGTCAAGACAGCCGATTTCACGTCAATAACAAGGGGCGACGCCATCACAGTCGATGGCACGGACTACACCGTCCGTGAACCCATGCTTATGGACGACGGCAAGATCACTCAAATTTTCCTGATGAGGGACTGATGCCTGAGATCTACGGAAGCTGGGCCGATCGTCGCGAAAACATCGTGACGCTTGGCACGCTCACTGCGGTCGAAGCTACGGACGGAGTTGAGGTTTCTGGCCGCAATTTCACCTTCGCCCATACCAGCAGCGGTTCCAACATCAAAACAATTGATGAGGGCAGCCTTGATGGCACGAACTGGTTTGCTTTAGGCGATGAAAAAACCCATGAGTCCACCGGCACTTATGGGCATCATTACCAGGATGTAATCATCAGGTTTGCCCGCAGCCGATGTGTCGCTATAGGCAGCGGTGAGTCTGTCGTTGTGACGATGGCCTGCGACTAAAACCATTTGCTATGTCCATGCTCATAATGCGGGCATGGATAAGCACACACGTGAAAACTGGTTGAAAGTTTTGGCCGCCTTAGAGGCGGCTGAAAAGACCGATTGCCACTTGTACCGTAGAGCCAAGGCCATCGCGGCTGGTACGCGAGATCCCGGCCCA